AAGGCCAAACCCAAGGCGAAAAAGAAAGCAAAGTCTCGGGTAAATGAAGCAGGAAATTACACAAAGCCCACTCTGCGAAAGCGGCTTTTTAATCAAATAAAGTCGGGATCAAAGGGCGGCAGGAGCGGTCAGTGGAGTGCAAGAAAAGCTCAAATGCTGGCCTCCGCCTATAAAAAAGCTGGGGGAGGATATAGGGACTAATGGCTCTCAAGAAGTCACAGAAGTCCCTAAAAAAATGGACGAAACAAAAGTGGCGCACTAAATCTGGCAAGCCCAGCACTCAAGGCAAGAAAGCCACTGGCGAGCGTTACTTGCCCGAAAAAGCCATCAAGGCTATGTCTGACAAGGAATACGCGGCCACGACCCGCAAAAAGCGAGCAGACACCAAGAAAGGCAAGCAGTTTTCAAAGCAACCAAAGAAGGTTGCCAAAAAAACAGCGAGGCATCGCAAATGAAGATTGACGAAAAAAAAGCTGACTTGAACAAAGACGGCAAGCTATCTGGCTACGAGCGAAAACGTGGTGAGGCGATTGCTCGCAATCTAAACAAAGGCGGTTACGTCGAGGTTCAAGGGCGTGGCTGTGGCGCAATGATGAATAATCGACGTAAAACAACGCGAGTTCCGCGTTAATTGGAGGGTACAAATATGGCATTCACAAGAGGACTACCTAAAAAATCAAAAAGGCCGATGCAAGGTAGAGGTCGCGGTGCTGGGCAAGCAGATGAGCGCAAAGCGAGAAAAACTAAAAGAAGTCTCAACCAAATTAGAAACGCTTTTAAAAGTCGTGCGACCCCCATGCTGGGGATGAAGGAAGGAGGAGTTATGAAGACCAAAGGTTACTCCAAGGGTGGAATGTTGGGCGAATTGATGGATGCCACAATGCCAGCCGCAAAAACAATGATGGAGAAAAGGGCTAAAAAACGCGGTGGGCCGCAGAGACGCAAGATGGCTCAGGGTGGAGCCATGAAGTCGAAGGGCATGGCTAAAGGCGGCGCTATGAAAACCAAGGGCGGCGCAAAGGGCGGCATGAGCAGAAAGATGCGTGCCCCTAGCAGTAAAAAGAGTGGTCTGTTCGGAAGATAAATGGCGTATTTGCAAAGTAACATCCCGCACTTTAAGTGCTGGGTGCGCAGGGAGTACACGCATAATCACCAGAAATACCACGGCGAGTTTATTCACGCCATGGCTATCGCTGTTACCACCATGCCGACGAGGTGCTTGAGCTTTCAGTTGATTTTTACTGGAGCAGAGACCTACGACGAAGATGATGAGCCCAACGTGCATGGCGGCGCCATGTGGGCTCGTATGCCTATCACCGCCTTAGTTGGTGATACTCCTCTCGAAGACTGGCCAGAGCCGATGCCCGTTTGGGCGGCTCAGCCGTGGGACTGTAGCTCGCATCATCACGCAGTTTATGTGCTGGATAGAGCGACGCCCTGCCCATGGCTTGCCATGATTGATGGCGAAATGTACCCCGCCAAATACTATTTTACAGTGGATTATGCTGAGAACGAGATCGCTGACGATCCCGCTCAGCACAAACAAAGCCACGTCTTGGAGCTGTTGGATGCGGGTCCGTGGACAGGGAATATCGTTGCGTTGCCCAACAACAGGGTGCGGGTTACACATCCTGCATGGTTCGAGACAGGTGAGGGTGCTCCAGACTTCAGGCCCTCTCAGCATATCCATTATTCAAAATCTGATTTAGACTACACCTTGGACGTAAATCAGGTTTTCAACAACCTATACGCGGGTGCTGACGATGGCGACGAGCGGCAGTAAAGATTTTGAGTTAGATGTAGCGGATTATGTCGAAGAGGCTTTTGAGCGCTGTGGGCTTGAGCTTCGCACTGGCTATGACCTCCAGACAGCGCAAAGATCCTTGAACCTAATGCTGGCGGAATGGGCTAATCGCGGCCTGAATCAGTGGACAATCAACCAGAAAACGATCAGTGCCGTCAAAGATACAACCCAGTACACAATCGACAGCACCAATCCAACATCAGTGATTGACGTGCTAGACGTGTTTGTGCGTGAAACCGTGCAAGGCACTGACACAGATGTGCCGTTGAATAAGCTCTCACGCGCTGAATATGCACATTTGGCCAACAAGTCAACGACCGGCAAGCCAAATCAGTATTTTATTGATAAGCAGATTAGCCCCACGATCACGGTTTGGCCAGCACCTGACAAGAACTCGACATATACCATTTATTTGAACGTATTGAGCCGCATGGATGACGCGGATGCGGGAGCAAATACGCTGGAGGTGCCTTTCCGCTTCTATCCGTGCTTAGCGGCCGGTCTGGCGTACTACATGGCATTAAAGCGAGCGCCAGAAAAAGTCACGCTTTTGAAGCAGTTGTACGAAGAAGAGTTTGAGCGTGCTCTCTCTCAAGATCAGGCACGCGCCAGCTTCAGAGTTGCCCCAGACCTGACAATTTACAGGATTGCCTAATGGCTTTTGCGGCAGGCAAAAACGCTTTTGGAATTTGTGACATAACCGGATTCCGATACAAGCTAAAAGACATGAAAAAGACTTGGGACGGCCTTTTGGTCGGCCCAGATCAATGGTCTCCGAAGCATCCACAGTTGCAAAGAACGCCTACGCCGATTGATCCAGAGGCAGTCAAAGACGCCAGAATTGATCCTTCAAGCGGGGGCAAAGACGGCAACTTTTTTATGGTGTATACAAATGTGGGTCTTGGCAAGCTAGGCACAGAGTTGACGGCTTTCCAGATTACTGCGGCAGTCGGCACGGTTGAGGTGACAATCACATGAGCTTCACACTTGCATCTTTAAAAACGACGATTAAAGACTACTTGCAGGTGGACGAGACCACCTTCAATAACAATCTTGATCGGTTTATAAAAGAGAGCGAAAACCGGATATTCAAACTGGTTCAGCTTCCTGAGCAGAGAAGAAATGTCACAGGGAATACAACGACAAGCAAAAGGTTCTTGGCTACCCCGTCAGATTTTTTTGCGCCTTTTTCTCTGGCTGTGATTAGCGGCGGTACTTATCACTATCTTCTTTATAAGCACCCCAGCTTTATGAAGCAGTTCAACTCCAGCACATCCGCTACGGGCAGGCCAAAGTATTATTCGTTATTTGACGACAGCGCCTTTGAACTGAGCCCTGTGCCAGACGCCGGTTATGACGTGGAGCTTCATTATCTTTATAAGCCGCCTTCCTTGACTGTCGGAGGTGAGTCTGAAAGTACAATTTTGTCCACAGATCACCCAGATCCTTTGCTTTACGGGGCTCTGGTTGAGGGCGCAGTATTTTTGAAGGAGCCGCCAGATGTGATTCAGACATTTGAGGCTCGCTTTAAAGAAGGTATCGCGAGAATGAAGAACGTATCAGAGGGACGTGCGACTCGCGATGAGTATCGTTTCGATTTATTGAGGATGGGTGTGAGTTGATATGACCAAAATCAGGGAGCTGGAGGGCAAGAAAATTGCCATTCTTGGGTTAGGCGCGTCACAAATTGATTACGTTATAGGAGTAGAAAACTCCGCCGAATGGGACGAAGTGTGGTGTATTAACGCCGCACTATCTGTTTTTCAGTGCGACAGGGTTTTTATGATGGACCCTGCCAGCCGATATCTCGACACGGAAGACGCAGGCAATCAGACTGACGTTATGCGTCGCTTGCTCCCAGAGATTGAGGTGCCGATATATTCATGCGAACTCGATGAGCGGGTGCCTGCGATTGTCGAATATCCCATCGCAGAGGTGATCGAAGATCAGAAATGTGCATATTTGAACAATACCGTGGCTTACGCCATTGCCTTTGGCCTTTATAACAAGGTAGGGCACATGGACCTATTCGGCATGGATTTTAGTTATAAACACAATCTCCATTTCGCTGAAGCTGGTAGAGGGTGCGTAGAGTTTTGGGTTTCGCGTTGCATCAGCGAGGGCGTCTCGATTGGCGCAAGTCCTCGCTCAGCCCTGCTGGATTCCAACGTAGAGCCGCATGAGCGCCTGTATGGCTACCATCGACTTGATGACCCGCTTATGGCCGTGAATGATGTGGATGGACAGTGGATTATTTGTAATCGCAGTAAATTTGCAGAGGCACAACAAAAATACAACCTGCAACGGATTGAGTTGCCCAAAGCCGCGGAGCCATACAAGGGATGATTTCGACGATAGCGAGCGCCAGTGTGGGAGACGTCATGGTCGCCACATCAGATGACGGCGGTCACGAGCCAGAGTTCTGGGCGCGGGTTACGACTGACAGGTTGGTCAGCATTTCAGAGCAGGCGGATCCGCATATCAGGATGCAGGCCGAGGCTTTCAGAGCACAGGTTTATGATGTTATCCTGAGAGGGATCAAGAGTGCGATATATAGTGATCGCACTACTGTTGCTCAAAAATTGCGTGGACAGGGGCACGCGGATTTTGCTGATATATTGAAGGAGTTATAAGTCATGGCGATCTCCCAAGCTGTCTGTACCAGTTTTAAGCAAGAGCTGTTGGTCGGCACTCACGATTTTACCGCAAGCTCTGGGAATACTTTCAAGCTGGCGCTCTACACCTCCAGTGCGACTTTGGGGGCCAGCACGACGGCTTATGTGACCACAGGCCAATCGAGTGGCACTAACTACACCGCTGGCGGCGCAAATCTTACCAGCGTGACGCCCGTCGCGGCTGGAACGACAGCCGTGTGTGATTTTTCTGACCTCACATTTGGGACCGCTACCGTCACGGCGAGGGGATGCCTTATATATAACTCCTCTGCCTCGAACAAAGCGGTTTGTGTCTTGGATTTCGGGGCCGACAAAAGCGCTACAG